GGGCCATCCGGGGAGCGCTCCCACAACTTTCTATTCGCGTGAAAGCAAGGCCTTCAGAGCGAGCGCAGCGAGCGTGCCTTGATGAGCGCACAGAATGAAAGTGGTGGAGCGCGTAACAGAGGCCCGCATTCCGCCCGCGCTTATGTCTCCGCGCAGCAATCTTGAAACTGGTAGTTTCGGTATCAAGGTTGTACGTTGGGCGCAACGCAAGTTAGCCATTACGCTTGACAACTGGCAACAGTATGCGTTGGATAGAGCGCTTGCGCATGATGCCAATATGCAATTGCTTGCGCGTACTGTGTTGCTTTCAGTTGCGCGCCAGAATGGTAAAAGCGTTATCGTTCGCGCATTCGTTGGTTGGTTGTTGGATGAAGGTCATAAGTGGGAAACCTTCAATAAGTGGGATTTCATTTTGCTTGCAGCGCATGATGCAAAGCAAGCACGCATTCCATATGACTACATCAGGCGCGATGTGTTGACGTATGCTGAAATCAATAGTTGGGGCCAGACTGCTAGAAGGCAAGGTTTGGCGCGAGCGAGAGCAACGCAATACACCGGCATTGAATTGAATGGTGTGCGCGTTGATGTTGCAACTTCGCAGGCAGGAAGTGCGCGTGGCATTTCACCCGGTTTGATTTGCTTTGATGAAGTGCTTACGCAGACAACCTTCAAAACGTATGAAGTGCTTTCTCCCGCGCAAGTTGCAATTCCTAATTCGCAAATGCTTATGACAAGCACAGCAGGCTTTGCTGATAGTGTGCTATTGCGTGCGATGCACGATAGGTTGTATCGACAGCATACAGGCGCAGAGCAGCATGATCCTTCATTCATGGGCCTTTGGTGGCGCTCAGATGATGATGATGTTGGATTGGATTGGGAACAACTAACGAAAGCCAATCCTTCACTTGATGGCAGTAGGCTTTCACGCAAGATGATTGAAAGTGAATACCTAATCTTGCCTCGTGGAAGTTGGGTGCGCGAGCGCCTGAATCGCTGGCATGATGAGCGCGTTGACGCGCCTTTCAGCATCGCTGCGTGGGGCGCGTGTAGGGTGAAAAACCCATTGAATCCTGATGATGTAATTAGTGGGTATGTTGTTGGCGTTGATGTGCTTTCAACATGGACAGAGGGAAGCGTTATCGTTGCAGCATTGCGTAAAGATGGACGCATTGGCGTTGAAGTGCATAGGCATCTTTTGGGGCGCACTGAGCATCCATTGACAGCGCCTGATTTCACCAGAGAAGTTGCAACCATCGCTGCAAAGGTGAAGGTTGATGCAATCGTATATAACGCATCATCTGCACTGGCACCGGCATTTGAAAGGCATGCAACTGAATCAGGCTTACCGTATCAGTCAATTGCAGCAACCAAAAATATCATGGCATGCATGGATTTCGCAGAGGCAGTTTCTGCACGCAGGCTCGCACATGATGATCCTTATTTGGATTCACAGATAGCATCTGCACAGCGAAGGTTTATTGGCTCTGACGGTGCATGGCGCTGGACGATTAGCGCTGCTCCAATTACGGCAGTAATTGGTGCAACTCTTTCAGTTGCCATTGCTGCTAAGTCAGTGAAGGGTGTGCAGGTATTTTTGTAAGTTGCTTACAGATTCTGAAACTGTTATACTTCATGTGTGAGTAAGAAGCATCGCACTTCACTTGCCAAGATTGAATCCAGACATTCACTAGTGCCATCCAATAACACGCTGGGTGGCACTAGTGTTTCTAGCATTGTTATTCCTTCCAATGCATTTCCGCTGACAGTTGTTGAAGCAGCGGGTGTAAGTGCAGTCAGGCGATGTGTAACGCTGATTGCAAATGCAATTGCTGGACAGCGCTGGACAGAGTGGGAAGGCGAGCCAGCGCAGCGCCTTGATACCGTTTCACGTTTGGTGAAACGTCCAGCAGCATCAATGACAAGGCGCGAATGGGTATGGAGAGTCATTGCAAGCATGGCGCTCAGTGATATTTCATACCTTTATATGGTTGGCGGTGTTGATGATGAAGGTGTGCCGGGAAGCATCCTGCCACTGCCAAAGGATGTAATTTCACCTGCTGGCTTGGTTGATCCATTTGGTGTATTTCCACCAACGCAATACAGCATCAATGGTGTTGCTGGTGTTGTAAGTGGAGAGTCAGTTATTCCTGTGCGCTCTGCATTTTGGCCCGGTGTGCCGATTCATTTGCAAGGCGTGCTTTCAATGGCGCGCAATTCGCTTATGTCTGCGTTTGCATCTGATGCGTATGTGTCGCGTTACTGGCAGGCTGGTGGTACGCCAGTTACGCAAATCACAACTGAGCAGGAATTGGATAACACACAGGCCGAAACGATTGCTGGACGTTGGCGCGACAGGCGCAGCAAAGGCCCGGATTATCCTGCGGTGCTTGGTAAGGGTGCAATGGCTGCACCTTGGGGCGCAGATGTTTCATCGCAACTTGCAGTTGAAGCAAGGCGCGACATTGCAGCAGAAGTTGCAAACCTATTTGGCATTCCCTCGCATTACATCAATGTCAATCCGCCCGGTAGTAGTATGACTTACAGCAATGTGCAGGATGAAGCGCTTTCACTTGATCGCTTCACATTGTCAGGTTTTTACAATCCGATTGAAGATGTGATTTCGGATTTGCTACCTGAAGATAGATACATGCTGATTGATATGACTAGGCTTACTCGCGCTGCGCAAGAGTCTAGGTTTAGAGCATGGGCAATCGCAACTGGCAACAAGCCTTGGATGACAGGCGCTGAAGTGCGCACTGAGGAAGGTTTGGCACCGTCAGAAACGATTGACAAGATGCAGGATGCGCAAGCAGCAGGCGCAGAGAATGCCGTGAAGGGTATGAATGCGCCACAGCCTGCGCCAGCAGTTACACCCGTTGAAACCAACGCTAAGCCTGCTGTGGCGGTATAAGGTGTTTGGGTATCACTTTGGTACTTACTCGCCTTCATGGGCCTTTCTAGCGCCTTGTGGGGCATTTGAGAGGAATTGTAAGTGACTGACATGCACCGTACTTCACTAGGGCGCATTGAAGTGCGCGATGTGGAAGGCGCACCGGGAAGGTTTGAAGGCATCGCGCTTCCATATGGTGCAACGATTGAAGTGTCTTATGGACGCGAGCGCTTTGTGCGCGGTGCGTTTTCAGAAGCAGTTGCTGCAATCAATGCTGGTGAAAAGGTTGCATACCTGAACAGGCATGGCGTTGATGGCGGTGTGCCTGTTGGTGTTGTCAATCAGGCACAAGAGCGCAGCGAAGGCCTTTGGTTTGCTGGTGATTACCTTGACGTACCAGAAACGCCACAGGCCCGCAGTCAAGTGCTATCAGGTATCAATGGCGTAAGCGTTGAATTTGTGCCGGGAAAATTCAGGCGTAAGGGCAACGTTGTTGAACACTATGCAGGCGTCAGGCTTGCAGCAATCGCAGGCAGTTATGCGCCAGCATATAGGCAGGCGCGAGTTGCACTTAGGAGCGTGGCAAGGGCCACAGAGAGGAAAAGCAGGGTGCCTAATCTTACCGTTGCTGCGCTCACTGAGCGACGTGACAGCATCACTTCACAGATTTCAGCAGTGCGCTCCATTGCTGAAACTGAGGATCGTGCGCTTGATGACACAGAGACTAGCGATATTGAAACGCTCAGCGGTAGGCTTTCCAATGTGGATGCGCTGATCGTTGAAGCGCGCATTGAGGAGAAGCGACGCGATGCAGAGCGCTCTGCGCTTCCTGCGCGCGCTGCTGGTGGTACTGGTGCTGTCATCACTCGCGCGGAAACCGTTTACGGTCCGCAGAATGAGTTTTCGTTTTTCTCTGACCTGATGACTGCGAATCGCGATGCTGCTGCAAGTCAGCGCCTGCACCGGCACAAGAGCCTTGTGCTTGACCTTGCAGAGCAGATGAATCGTGCAGTTGATTCATCTGACATTGCTGGTGCGTATCCCACCAACTATTACCCTGACCTGTATGTGCCTGACATTGCGTATACAGGCCCGCTGTCGGCATTCTTTGCTGTCACTCCAATTACTGCACCTAATCCGATTATCGTCCCGTCGTTTGCAACTGTGACGGGCGATACTGACGTGCAGAGCGCAGAGGGTGCAGCGCTTGCAAACGTTGACGTTACTACTGCACCCAAGACGCTTACGCCAAAGACTATTGGTGGTGAAACGATTGTTTCACGTCAGGCAGTTGATGGCGCATCGCCCGGTACCGATATCATCATTGGCAATCAACTGCGCGAGTTGCTGATGCGCGACACTGAGCGTGAAATTGCGCTGGTGCTTGAAGCGCTTACTGCTGCTGGCACGATTGCTGACACTGCTGGTACTACACCCGCAGCGAGTGGGCGCGATCTGCACAAGGGCATTGCTGCTGCGCTTGGAGCGTACTACGCTGGTGCTGCTGCTGGTGGCGCTGGTGCGCGTATGCTTCCCGCTGAAGGCGTCTTTGTGAATAGTAAGGATTGGGGCAACCTGACTGCTGGTGAAGATACCGCAGGAAGGCCCATGCTTTCTTATATCAATCCGACGAATGCCCTTGGGCAACTGACTGCACCGGGATTCCAGAAGGGTGTCATTGGCGGTGTGCCTGTTGAACCTGCTTGGGCGATCCTCAATCCTATCAATGAAATCATTGCACGTCGCAATGATGCGCGACAGTGGAAGTCTGCTGTGCTTGATGTGCGCCTGATGGAGCGCGAAGGCCCGGTTTCTGTGGTGTTTGCCATTTGGCAGTATTTCGGGTTTGCAGTGCTGGAGCCTAAGGGCGTTCGCAAGTACACTTACACCAACGTTTAGGTAAGTTACTTACATTGCCACGCAGGATTGAAACGTCAGACTATTACCAGAGCAATGGAGCATTGAAAATGCCTAGCAAGATGAGCGATAAGGATGCGATTCCTGAGCCTGAGGATGAAGGCGAGAAGGATGAAATCCCTGAGCCTGAGTTGACGGGTGTTACCAGCAATGATGTTGGTGCGCAGACTCTGACGCATGCTGACACTGAGGATGAAAAGGCAGAGTAATGTATGCGCTGACGGGCGATCAAATCTTGGTGTTTGTTGGAAACAAGGCACCAACACCAGCAGACACTGAATGGGCAGATGCAGTTGCGAAGGCGCTTGTTTCTGGTCTGACAGTGAAACTGAATGGTGCAGTGATTGAATCGCCTTCAGGCGCTGAAGATGAGTTGAATGTTGCTTTGCTGATTGGTGGCGCAGAAGGCTACAAGCGACGTGAAGCAACATTTGGCTTGACAGGTTACGCTGACCTAGAAGGTAGCGCCATCAAGGTATCGAAAGATTACCTTGATGGCGTGAAGCCTCTGATTGCACGTTACTCTGTACCGGGCATCGGATGACACTAAAGCAAACGCGCCAACAGTTGTTTGACGCGATTGAAGCAACTGGTACAAATACCTTTTACGGTATGGGTGCCTTCACTGCGCCTTGTGCGCGTATCTTTCCTGCTGAGCCTTGGGTAGATATTTCAGGCTACGCAAATGGAAGGCGTACACAGCGTTGGGAAGTTTGGGCAGTTGCAGGTAAAGCAGACAGCATCGCAACCTTTGATGAATTGGAAGAATTGGTAAAAGTCATCAATGATGCTGTAAGTGGCTTACCTAATGGTTGGGCGCATCCTACTTGGAGAAGGCCCGCAATAACGCTTATGGGTGGAGTGCAATACTTTGCCTGCCGTGGAATAGTTGAAACAACGCAAGAGGTTTGATGTGGCAACTATCCTGTTTATGAAAACTGCGCTTTTCAGCCTGAAGGTTGGCGCTGGTACAGCGCAGGAATTTCAGGGTGATGCCGCAGATGTGCATGTTGAAGTTTCAGCAGGCGATGTTATCGAGTATCCAACGCTTGATGGCAACGTTGCTAGCAATTCATCGCCTGAATCCTATGCGCTAGTTATGCGCGCTGGACAGGACTATACTGCAACAGGCCTTGCACGTTTCCTTTGGGATAATGCAAATCAGACAGCAGATGTTGTTGTCAATGCGCATGGGCAAACTGCTGTGGCAGGCCCAGACACTCCCGCTGTAACTGGACAGGTCAAACTTGTGCCAGTTGCTTACGGCGGAGAAGTTGGCACTTTCGCTGAGTTTGAAGTTACCCTGCCTTTCCTCGCAAAGCCTGTGCTTGATATCGCACCGTAATGGTTGCGAAGTTGAAAGTTGAAGGCGTTGATGAAACGGTGCGCGCCTTCAACAAAGTAGACAGTAGCATTCAGGATTTGTCAGACGCGCATCAGGCAGAAGCAGATATGCTTTTGCCTGATATTGAAAGAGTAACGCGCAAAGAGACAGGTACACTTGCTGCGAATTGGCAGACAGATGCTATCGCAACAGAAGCCAAATTCATAAACCAAATGGTGTATGCGCCAATACAGGAGTATGGTTGGTCCGCGCATAACATTGAGCCAACCAATGCAATAGCGCGGGCCTTTGAAGCAAACGAAAAGCGTACAGAGGCTGTGTATTCAGATGCAATCGAGCGAATTGGAAGCAAGGCAGGATTCGACACACAACACTGAAGTTATCGACCTTTCAGCGATTGCGAAAAGTCATCCTGTAAATCAAAAGACAGCGCTGCTTGACCTAAACACTTTTGATGCAACCAACCTGACGTTGCTTGAAGTGTTGGATATGTCAGAGGCTTCAGGCGTAGAGCCTGAAAACCTTGGTGCGTTGATGAAGTCTCGCAATACAGCAACGCGTATGCGTATCATGTTTGCGATGGCATGGGTGATTGCCAGACGCGCACAGCCTCGCTTGACGTTTGCTGAAGTCTGCACTTGGAAACTTGAAGTTATTGGTGAAGTTGATCCAAAGGTTGCAGAGGCAAGCGAGAAGCGAGCAGCAGCAATTGTTGGCGCAGCAGTTGTAAGTGGCTTACCGCCAAAGGAAGCAGCAAACCTGACAGTTGCTGAATTGGGTGCTTACCGTGACAGGCAAGCGAAGGTGAATCGTGCAGCACGCAGAAGGCGCGCGTAATGTTCGGTAAAGGCGTTGGCTTGATAGTTTCCATTGCTGGTGACAGCAAGGAATTGTCAAAGGCGCTAAACGTTGCTGGCGTTGATATCAAAGGTTTTGGTACTGATACGCTGGCAACTGCTGCAAAGGTTTCAGTTGTTGCAGGCGCAGCAGTTGCTGCCGGTGCAGCAATTTTCGGTATGGCGAAGGCTGCTGCTGATGATAGAGCAGAGCAGCAGAAACTTGAAGCAGCGATTGCCTCTGCTGGCGCTGCAACTGCGATTAGCACGCAGCAAGTCAATGATGCAATTGCAGCAGGTCAAGATAAGGCCTTCACTGATACGCAAACGCGCGATGCGTTGCAGTCATTGGTTTTGGCAACTGGTGATGTAACTTCAGCAACTAGCCTACTGGCACAGGCGCAGGATATTGCGCGCTTTGCTGGTGTTGATTTGGCGACAGCCTCAGATGCCGTTGCAAAGGCTGCTGCTGGACAAGATACACAACTTGCGCGATTGCTTCCCGGTTTGGAGAAGGGTGCAACTGCAACTGATACGCTGGCGAATGCATCCAAGGCTGCTGCTGGACAGGCTGACCTTTACGCAAAATCCGCTGAAGGTATGCAGGCCCGCGCTGGCGATTCGTTTAGTGAATTGTCAGAAACGATTGGCGAAGTGTTTTTG